AAATGCTTGATATGCTGCAATTGATATAATACAGCCAAGAATAAAGTACTCCATTAAAGAAGTACTCGTTCTACATGTGTATCAAAACCTTTTTTTCTCATTTGCTCTTCAAATATAATTGCATCTTTAAGCTGATCAAAAATATAATCAGCTTTGACTTCTTCATTTTCAGTAGCAATTACTTTAAAAGAAACATCATCTTTGGTATACATATACATCCATTCTCTCCGCTATTGATAAAGGTATTGATCTGTCATATGCTCTAGGATGTCTTCCTTCAGCTCTTGCATATTTTGTTCTTGGTCCACGTCCTTGACATTTGACATAATATCTTGGAAGCTTTGTTGGTTGTGTTACAGAATAACCATTATCAAATCTATATTGAGTTAATGATTCTTTGTAAGAATTTTCTTGATTAATAACTTTAACTACTTTACGAACTGTTTCAAGTTCAAGCATATCACCTGCACTTTTTGTGTGTGCAGTCATTACATAATTTTGTGAGCCTCTCATTAGTGAAATATCCTCCTTGCACCATTTTCTATAATGAAGTCAAGTTCGACTTCACCAATGATACCAAAACCATTTTTGAATCTAATAGAATCATTAAGTAGATTCCAATCTTCGTCTTGAGTTGATTTAGCAAGAGCCAATTCAACAAGATCTAATTCAATCTCTACAGTTTGACCTGTAGCAAGATGTGTACCTATTAAACCATTAACCATGTAGCACCTCCATTTCTTCTAATCTTTTTTCGACCAATCTGTTGACCACAACATCTCTATCAGTCATAGCAACTCTCATATCGAAAGATTCACACATACCTGGTAGCATTTTACCGCCATCAAGCTCTCTAAGAATACATGAAGTATTCATTTTTAAGACATCAGCCAAGATTTGCTCTTTGACCATTTCATTTTGTAAATTTGACATATTATCTCCTTATCAATTTATAGTTATATTATACCATAGTTGGGAGTAGTTGTAAACTGTTTTTGTGAAAATAATTGAAAATAGTTGACAGAAAAGTGTTGATCTTAAAAAAGGGGAGTATGAAACTCCCCCACGAATTGTCATTATGAAAGGTTATTATACTTCTTTTGCAATAAAAGTGTAAATACCGTAAGCAAGGGCTACCCAAGCTAATAAGTCGACTAAGCCACCTAAGAGTAGGTAGGATAATGATAGTCCGATGATCATACCACCGTCCCAAGATGTTCTTTCTGACCATCTTTCCATTAACCATGCTTTTGCGTTATTTAACATATTCATATATTTCTCCTTTATACTTTAAAGTCAGCAAACGAGTCATTACTTTCTCGTTCACCAAACTTGTTTATCGGCTTATCTGGTATCATGTCAGACATAATATCTGATTGAGCCGACTCCTCTACATCATATAGCTTCATGCGGGAACGATCTACACCAACTACAAATCTCTTATATTTGGTTGGATCGTTATAACGATTTTTCAATTGCTTTACCATTAATTGGCCAAGTTCTTCAAGTTCCTCTGTTGAAATAAGAGCAAACATAAGATCCGCCGTTGCAGGTAAACCAAATGATTCAGATGTATCCTCTAGACCGACGTCAGTATTACTGAAACCAGACCTTGTAGTCTGAGTTGCCGATACTATAGGTACATTGAATTCCACAGCCAGTCCACGAAGTTCTTCCGCGATGGCTTTAATATAGGTATAACTATTTATACTTCCACCCATGCCACGCATGCGACTTGAGGCACAAATATTTAAATAGTCAATATAGACCATATCAGGACTAAAGTTCTTTTTGAGTCGTAACTCATTAAGTAAAGCTCTGAAATGGCCTGTGTGAGCTGAGCCAGTAGGATATTCTTTTACAATAAGTTTACCTACTGATGCTTTTGCTATCTTACCAATCTTATCATCGAATACATGTTTAGATAATGATCCAAGAGATTCAATTGGCAAATTCATTAAGTTAGCATCGATTCTTTCAGCGATACGTTCTTCAGCCATTTCCATTGTAATGTACAAAACATTCTTTCCTTGATTAAGAACTGATGCTGCACAATGACACATGAACAATGACTTACCTACGCCAGTTCCGGCTAAGGCAATATTAAGTGTCTTATTAGGTAGACCACCTTTTGTTATTTTATTAAAATAATCTAAATCAAATGGTATGCGATCTTCTTTTCTATTATAAAATTCAAACCTTTCGTCTGAGTTATCAATATAATCATGACCAATTGCTTCATCAAATGATACTCCAAGAGCTTCCGAAAGTATTTCAGGTATAGCACCTTCACTTCGTTCTTTGTCTTTACCATCAATGATTTGTATAGAATCCATGATAGCATTATAGACAGCTCTCTCTTTGCACCACTTTTCTGATTCATCAAGTAGATACTCTGTATCAATATCTGATTTTTCAGCAATTTCATTTACCAATCTTGATGCATTATTTAATACATCTTCAGGAGCATTGATCTTTTTAAGTTCAAGCTCTAAGATTTTTGATGTTGGTAATTTATTGTGTTTACTTACAAAGTTGACAATAAGATCGAATACCGTTTTATGTGTACCTTCAAAATATTCATTTTTTAAATATGGTACTACTCGTCTACAATAATCTTCGTTATTAAGAAGATGATTCAGTATGTGAGTCGGTAGTTGATTCGTCATTAGCAATTCCTATTGTTGATAAATTATTTTCTTTAGCGTATTCCAAAGAATCCGTTATTATATATTGCAGTATCGCGCCAAGATAATTTTTGAATGATTCATCTTGATCGAGTTCATCTACACTAAAATCTCCAGGATCTTGTACTGTATAATTAAAACTCAGTGTAGCCATATCTAAGTTAGGATCTTCTTTAATACCAACTTGTCCATAAACTACCATAACACCTTTCCATGTTCCAGTTTTAAGAAGAACTCCACTGAGTGGACTATTCTCATTCTCTACAATTGAGTAGTCTTTTTCGCTTACGTTATACATTATTCTTGTATATCAATATCTAAATCAATATCAATCATTGGTCTATGTCCAATTGAATAATATGTTTTAACAAATTCTTTAAAGTCAGTGTTTTTAAAGATTGGCTCCCAGAACTTTTTCTTAAGAGTATCTTTTTCTCTTACTTTTGGCTCGAGTATTTCACCTGTCTTCATATCAACGGCAGCATACCAACCTACATTTGGCTTAGTTACATAGCCACCTGCAAGAGCAACTGTTAAGAGTCCACTATACTGTTCGATACCACCTTCCCATGATACTGAGATTGGTACTTTAGATTTTTCTTTTACAAACCTAGATTTTTCTACATTGATAACAAAGTGATACCCTTGAATCTCTGTACCTTTTTTATCTTGTTGTCTTCCAATAATCCAGATGTTATCAGCTGAGTAATAGATACCTGTACCACCTGAAACAACTGCTTTAGGAAATAATCCAATCTCTTGATACGTATGGTTAACAGCAAGTAAAGGGATGTTCTTCATAGTAAGATAAGGAGTAACCATTCTGAACAGTCCCTTTAATGCTTTAGCTCTTGTCATATCCGCTACGGATTTTTCATTAAGAGCATCTTCCAACTCTTTCTTAGAGGCAAGGTTACCAATAGAATCAATAACAACAATTACCTTGTCGCCTCTTTCGATATTTTCGAGTTGACCCACTAAGTCAAACTTTAACTGTTCGACATCTGTGATTGGTGTATGTAATACTCTTGATGTATCAATACCAAATGATTCAAAATAAGATTGAGGTGACCCAAACTCTGAATCATAAAAGAGCATTACTGCATCTTCATATTGCTTTAAATAGGCTGCTCCCATCAGCAAAGCAAATGAAGTTTTAAAATGTTTAGATGGACCAGCCAGAACTGTAAGTCCTGATGTAAGGCCACCATCGATATCGCCTGACAATGCAACATTAACCATTGGTACTTCTGTTGTAATCACATCCTTTTCTGCGAAAAGAATCGACTTAGATAGTATAGCAGTTTCTTTTACTTTACTATTCTTTTTTAATTTATCCATTATAGACATATTATCTTCTCCTAGCCTTTAATGGCCTGTTAAATGCATCATTGATGCGTTGTAATTTGCGAGTTCTACTGATAGCTTCAGCTTTTTTGCGTTGCTTTCGCTGAGCTGGCTTTTCATAATACTGGCGTTCACGTACTTCTTGTACGATACCTGCTTTCTCACAGGCTTTTTTAAATTTTCTAAGACCAACGTCAAAGGGCATTTCCTTTTGAGGACGTTTGTCACGTGGGTTTCGATTAGGCCTTGGCCTTAAATCAATACTGGGCATATATTCTCCGTTTTTTATTTTTCATTGTATATATTATACCATAAAATCAGTGAGTTGTAAACTGTTTTTTTCATATTCATAGGTTCTTTTTTTGTTATCTTGTACTAAGAACTGAGTGTCTATTAACTCAAGGTTATTATTTAAATATTCCTTTACCATTCGAGCAGGATGTTCTGCTGTTGTGACTGGTACATTTTGGCATATGTGGTTTAACGATCTTTTTGCATCAAGCAATATAAAGTCAAATGGTAACTTCATAAGTGATAAAGCTTCTCGTACTGTTAAGTATCTATCTTCATCAGGATGAGTTAAGCATGTTGGCATATGACCGACAAAAGCTCCTATTTTATCTTTAGGAATCTCTGTTGTCTTTCTCATGATATTACCGCCAGCTTTCAGCTTATGATATTGTCTATCGCATTTCTTTGCTACATTCTCAAAACCGTTTGCTCTCATCCATTTAGCAACTTCTTTGTAAGTTGTTCTTTCTTCTATGTAATCCATAGGGTTAGTTGTCTTTTCTATT